GCCAGGTCGGACTGCCACTCGGCGTACCGCCGTTCATAGACGCGCTCGATGGCGAGCGCCTCGGACATCGGCGCCCGCGATCCGTCGTACTCGAACGTCTCGCCGCCCAGGACGATCTTCACTCAGCCTCCCTTGACTGCCTTGTCGGCGACGTCCGCCAGTGCCTGCTCGATCCCGGCGCGGACCCGCGGGCCGCCTGCCTCGGCGGGGCCGGTGAACCAGCCGGGCTGCACGGACGGCTCCTCCTGCGTGAACCAGTGCCCCGGCCCCCGGTCCCCGAACAGGGGATGGGTGAGGCGGCCCTCGTCGAGGTTGCGGAGCTTCCGGGCCTTGGTCCTGGCCTGCCCGGTGACGGCCACGCCGGGGTTCCGGTCGTTCGTGCGGACGTTGACGCCGAGGCGCAGGTCCGCGTCAAGGGTGGCCGCGTACCGGTTCGGCAGCCTCGGCATGAGGTCTGCCCGGATCTGCTCCTGCACCGGGACGACAGCGTCGCGCATCGCCTTGGTGACCTCCCGGAGCAGCTCCGTGTCACCGGCGCGGCGCAGCCGGAACGCGAGCGCCTCCAGCTCCGCCGCGGTGTCAGCCAGGCCGGCCATCAGGTGTTGATGCCGCCCCACTGGGTGTACCGCACGACCGGGCCGGCCGCGGCCCAGGTCGCCTTGAAGTTCACGGGACCTGAGACGGCGCCGTCCGCGCTGAAGTCGCACAACACAGTTCCGTAGAAATAAGACGAAGGGTCGTTGGTGGCGTCCCAGTAGAGGTAGAAGTTCCTGCTCAACCCGTCTGAGGCGGCGACGTAGGTCTGGGAGGTGCCCGCGTCGAGGAACCCGGAGAAGTCCCCGGACGCATCTGGAAGTCCTCCGACGTATGTCTTGTTGGCGTCGCCGAACGCGGTGACCTCGTCGCGGTCGGAGGCCTTGTTGATCGACCAGGCCGCCTGGAACGGCACCGGCACCGCAACGGCGCCGTTGGTGAGGCCCAGGTAGACCTGCCCGTTCCGGCCGTGCCGCCTGTTGGATGGCATCGTGCGTCTCCCCTACATGTTGACGGGCTGCCGGTCGAGCAACCGGAGCAGTTGTTTGGCGTGCTCGGTGAACGTGCGCCCTTCGATTGCGGCGCGGGCTTTCCCGGCCAGTTCCGCGGTGACGGCAGGGTGGCGGACCGCCCAGCGGATGATGTCCCCGGCTTCGTCCGGGCTGGTGAAACTCGGGAGCATGGGGAACAGCTCGTCGGACTCCGGCCGCGGATCCCGGGCGAAGAACAGGCCGCACGCGGCCATCTCAACCTCGCGGGGGCCGATCGCGACGCCTTCGCCTTCGTGGGCGGCCTCGGCTTCGCGGCGGTAGAAGTTGATCCCGGTGCGGGCCCGCCGGTAGATGGCGGCGACTTCGGGGTTGTCGACGCAGTCGCCGGTGTCGTCGGTGATGGCGGTCCAGTCGCGGAGCGGTGAGTCTTCGGGGAGGTCCATCCACAGGCCGCCGAGGCGGACGTTCAGCCCGGTCAGGTCCATCTGGTGGAAGAACCGGACGCGGCTGGGGAACCCGGTGCCGATGAACGCCATGTCGTACTCCGGCACGGTGCCGGGCGCGGGCGGGTAGTGGATCTTCTCCCGGTACGCCTGCGGCATGTACTCGGCCGGGCCGATCTGCCGGTAGGCGTCAATATTGACCGGGTCGTTGAGGAGGGTCAGGTCTGCGTACTCCGCGACTTTCAGCTGGTAATCATCCTGGTAAGGCGATTCTGTGGCGAGGAAGACGATCGTGTGACCGCGGTCGCGGAGGATCTCCATCAGCCACGGCTGCAGGAAGAAGCCGGAGGTGCACAGGATGACGTCGGGCCAGAGGCGGTTCGCGGCGGCGAGGATCGGGTCGAGGGCGAGCCGGGCGGCCTGCTCGCGGTCCAGGTATTTCCGGACCTCCCGGCAGCCGCACGGCAGGGTCAGCCCGGTTTCAGCGAGGGCGTTGTTGAAGAACCGCAGGGCCGCGTCGAGGGGGTATTCCTCGACGGTCTCGCCGAGCCCGGTGAGGGCCTCGGACCAGCCGTTGAAAACGTCAGCGACGGACCACTCGGGGCCGGGGTGGATGAGCAGCCAGCGCATGTCAGTTCCACGGCGCGGAGTAGGAGACCCGGTAGGCGCACATGACGACGACCCCGCCAGCTGACTGCCGGTAGATGAACCGGCCGTCGCTCGACCCATCAAAGGTCAGGTGAGACACGACGGCTGCGGCTGCGGCGTCCTCGGCGGCGGCGAGCAGCACCTTGACGCGGGTCCGGCGGCCGGCGATGTCGCTGGCGTCGCCGGTCTGGGAGACGATGAGGCAGTTGACGGAGCCGGTCTCGTCCCGCCCGGTGGTGAGGTCGGACCACTGCTGGGCGTACGTCCCGGCCAGCGCGATGGCTTCGAGGGTGCCGTCGGCGCTGCTGGTGCCGTCGTGGCCGACGATGATGTAGTCCTGGTCGGCGGCGGCGGATGGCTGGGCGCCGTCGTAGACGGGGACCCCTGACAGTCCGGCAGCGGCGTTGTACGCGGCGAGCAGCGCGGTCACGGCGTCGGCGAACCGGGTGACGCTCACACGAACGCCTCAGACAGGAAGGGCACGCCGCCCTGGCTGCCGTTGAGCAGTTCGGCGGCCATATTCGGGATGGCAAAACCGAATCCGGGAATGACGACCGTTTCTCCGCCGCCCATCGGCAGCGCGGCCGGGCCGCGCTGGCTGCTCCAGAGGTGCTGAAGGACGATGCGGGCGAAAGTGTTGAACGCGGCCGGGACGGACACGCCCCACCCGGCCACGTAAACGACGCTGACCTGCGGCAGCCAGGTAAAGAACGGCCCGTAGAACGGCAGCCCGAGCTTCCGCCTGATCAGCCCCGCGTTGGTGTCCAGGTCGAGGCCCCCGGAGATGTCGATGGCGCTCCCGGACGCCGACGCGATGCTGGTGACGGACACGAGTGGCCGCTGCCGGACCGGGATGACGGTCTGGTTCTGCATCATCTCGGACCGCTCGGTGATCGTCCGGTTGACCAGGGGCCCGCCGGTGGCTTTTTCCAGGGAGGACCGGATGGTGGCGATGTAGGAGGCGATCTCGGTGTCGAACGTGGTGGTGGCCTGCGGGATGTTCAGGGCGTCCTTGGCGTCCTGGAGCGGCAGGACGGATGTCTCGGAGAGGGCGTCGAACACGTCGAACTCGCCGAAGGAGACGCCTGCCCCGGTGCCGGTGGCCGTCCACGTGTACTGGTAATGGCCGGCCGCTACCAGGTCGGTGACGGGGATGTCCTGATGATAGGTACCAGTGGAATCATTGGTCGGGCTGGCGTAGGTGCCCGTGGTCGCCTGCGTGCCGTCAGCCTGCGCCAGCTTCACCAGCAGCGTCAGGGCCCCGGCGTTGACGAGTGTCCCGGTGACGTCCTTGACGGTCGTGCTGAGGCGGATGGGCTGGCCCAGCGGGTACCGGCTCAACTCGGTCCTCCTGTCCGCTGGTCGCCTGCTGTGAGGGTGCTGCCTGCCGCCGTGCTGGCCGTCAGGGCGCTGGACGCGCCTGCGGCGGTAAGTACGCTGCCGGGCTTGTCCGTCGCTGTCAGCGCGCCGATGGTGAACGCGAGTTGCAGGCTCCCGGCGGCGGTGGCCGTCCCTGTGCCGGTGATCGAGGCGATGGCCTGCTGGGTGGCCAGCGCGGACAGGACCGCGGCGCCGGCTGCCTGGGCAGGGGCTGCCTGGGCTGCCTTGGCGGCGACGGCTCCCGCGCCGGCCACGTTCGCGGTGCCGGTGATCCGGCCGTCCGCGGTGACAGCCCCGGCGGCTGTCGCGGTGGCTTTCGCGACCTGGGTGACAACATCGGCGACCGCGACCGCGCCTGCTGAGGCCGCCGGGGCGATCTGGGTGGCCAGCGCGGCGACGGACCCCGCACCGGCGGCGGAGCCTCCGGCCGCGCCGCTGCTGGCACCCGCGGCGGTGGCCGAACCGGCCCCGGCCGCGGTCGCGGTGGCGATCTGGGTGACGACATCAGTGACGGCGGCCGCGCCAGCGGCTGCCGCCGGGGCGATCTGGGTGACGACAGTGGTGTCAGCGGCTGCGCCCGCTGAGGTCGCGGCCCCGACCTGGGTGGCCAGCGCGGCGACCGACCCTGCGCCAGCTGATGTCGCGGGCGCGATCTGCGTGACAACCGCAGTGACCGCCCCGGCGCCTGCGGCGGTGCCGGTGGCCGCGCCCGACGACGCCCCGGATGCGGTGACAGCCCCGGCTCCGGCTGCGGCGGCCGTGGCGATCTGGGTGACGACCGCAGTGACGGCCGCGGCGCCCGCCGACGTGGCGGCGGCGGCCTGGGTGGCTGCCGCCGTCTCCGCGCCAGCCCCGGCGGCCGTCCCGGTGGCGATCTGCGTGACGACATCGGTGACTGACCCTGCCCCGGCCGATGTCGCGATAGCGGCCTGGGTGGCGACGTCCGTGACCGACGCGGCCCCGGCTGATGTCGCCGGGGCGATCTGGGTGGCTTTCGCCGTGGCCGACCCGGCGCCAGCCGCTGCCGCCCCGGCGATCACCGTGGCTACGGCGGTGGCCGACGCGGCGCCAGCCGCTGTCGTGGACGTGCCCGCGTCCTGCGTGACAACCGCAGCGACCGATCCCGCGCCAGCCGAGGCCGCGGTGGCGATGGTGACGCCGGCGGCGGCAGCTGCTGGCGGCGGCAGCTGCTGGCGGTGGCGGAACCGGCGCCGCCACTGCTGGCCGCCAGCGTGCGGCTGCAGCGCGCCGCCGGCGGGCAGCGGCACCAGGGCGGTCCACACCCCGGCGTAGTCCGCTGAGGACCCGTTGGACTTGACCTTCTCGACCCAGGTCAGCCCGCCGCCGGAGACGGTCATCGTCTCGACGCCGGCGCCGCCGTCCGCGGAGACCATCGCGACGAGCAGGCAGCCGGGCGGCGCGTTGAAGTTCGCGGTCGCCACCGTCGTCGCCGTCGTGGTGGAGACCACGGCGGGGCCGTTGACGAGATCCTCGGTGATCGTCTGCCCGGCCGCGGGGAGGATCTCGACGCAGGCGAACCCGCCGCCCCCGGACGGCGCGGACGCGCCCACCGTCACCGCGCCGGGCGTCCCGGTCGCGCTGGTGGTGCGGCACGTGCCGTAATGCTCGGCGTTCGTCGCGTCGGCGACGTCGTCGATCATCGTCGTGCCGGCCGCCGGGGTGAACGAGGTTCCCCCGGACCCGTTGTTCATCGCGCCGTACACGAAGCTGTTCGTGACGGTCGTCGTAATGGACGCCTGGTGCGCGGCGGCACCGGACTGGGTGGCGGTGTTCCCGGTGAGGCCGGACGCGCCGAGGAGGATCTTGACGCGCATCGCCATGCCGTTGGCGGTGGCGCCGCCCTGCGTGGCGGTGATGACCGGGTCGTTGTTGTCCGACGGGGGCTGCTGCGCCACCCACACCCCGGCGTAGTCCTGCGCGGACCCGTTCGACTCGGCCAGCGGCGACCAGGTCAGGCCCGCGCCGGACACGGTCATCGTGGTGACCCCGGCGCCGCCGTCGCTGGTGACCAGCGCGAGGAGCAGCGAGTCGGGCGGCGGCGTGAAGCTGGCCGTGGTGACCGTCGTGCCGGCGAAGTTCGTGACTGTCGCCGGGGCGGAGGAGTCCTCAGTGATCAGCCCGGCCGGGAGGATCTCCGCGCCCGCGAACCCGCCGCCGCCGGACGGCGCGGACCAGCCGACGGAGATAGCCCCCGGGGTCCCCGTCGCCGCCGTGGTGCGGCATGTGCCGTAATGCTCGGCGTTCGTCGCGTCGGCGACGTCGTCGTACTCGGTGGTGTTCGCGTTGGGGGTCAGGCCGGTGCCGCCGGACCCGTTGTTGCAGCAGCCGTACACCTGGGAGCCGGTGACGGTGGTGGTGACGGTGGCCTGGTGCGCGGCGGCGCCGGACTGGATCGCGCTGGCCCCGGTCGACTGGACCGACCCGTCGGCGGCGCCGGTCAGCACCAGGACCCGCAGCAGGATCCCGTTGGCGGTGCTGCCGCCCTGCGTCGCGGTGACGGTCACGGGCACGGCGTCACCGCCTCACGCGGGAGGAGGGAAGGTCAGCCGGTGCCGACGACTCCGCACAGCTGGTTCGCGTTGAACAGGAAGTTGTTGTTGGACCCGACGAACGCCAGGCCGTTCGCGATCCGGTACAGCGACGACCCGGTGCCGCCCAGGTCGGTGAACGCCGCCTTCAGCAGCGTCACCTCACCTGACGAGTAACCCAGCGCGACCAGGTTCGCGTCCGTCGACCACGGGGACCCCTGCAGCAGCGCGCAGAACTGGGAGCAGTTGTACAGGTTCTGACGCAGCGCGACGACGAGCGACCCGGCGCGGGAATCAAAATCAGACTTGGTGGTCGGGAACCCGACGCTCATCCTGCTGCTCCTTAGTTCTCGCCGTACAGCTTGACGATTTCCGTGGTCACGAAGTTGTTCGCGGTGGCCGCGCCGCAGAACAGCGTCGGCCACAGGAAGTACGACACGTTCGGGTCCCACGCCGTGGCGTTACCCAAAGTCCCCGCCGGCGGGGACCAGATGGTGCCCGCCGACACGCCCGCCGCGACCTGCGCGCCGCCGGGGAACAGCGGGCACGTCCACTGGCCCATCGCCACCACCACGCCCGTCGCCGGGCTGCCCTGCGGGTTGGCCGTCCGGTACGAGATGTCGAACTCCAGGAACCACGGGGCGGTGCCCGCGACCGGGGTGAACGCCGTCGACGCGGTGGCCAGCAGCGGCGTCCCCGCCCACACCGCCGGGATCGCCGACGTGTACGACAGGGAGAAACCCCACGTCGGGACCGTCGCGGTCGCGGTCATCAGGCCCCACATCTTCAGGACCAGCGCCGACGCGCGGGTGCCGGCGGAGTTGGCCATGAACCCGCCGGGGACCTGGATGGGCGGCAGCCCGGGGGTCATCGACGCGCCCGGCGACACTGTCGGCGTGGTCACCGGCGTGGACGCCTGCGACACCGAGTACAGCAGTTCGCCCTGAGTGCCGGTGTAGCCGCTCATGCCAGTGTCCTCACGTCAGGCTGATCTGGATGCCGGCCGCGGCGCCGCTGCCGCCCGTGACCTGGAACGTGTTGCCGGACGCGACGTTGACGGGCTGGCCGTTGAACGGCCCCCAGAACCCCCGCTGCGCCGCGCTGCCGGTCAGGTCGAACGACACGACCGCAGTGGGCGACCCGGACGACACGAACGACTGGGTGGTCAGCGGCACGCCGACGGCGCTGCCCGAGCTCGACGCGGTGGACTGGCCGAGCGACGTCCATCCGCCCGCCGTGTAGCCGCTGGTTTGCGTCCCGATGTCCGTCCCCGCCGCGGACGCCGTGGACAGCGTCGAGTTCAGCCGGATCTTCATCGCCGACGTGCCCACCGGGGTGCCGATCGCGGTGCCGGGAATCCCGGCCGCGCCCGTCGGGGTCAGCCCGTTCAGCAGGATGGATACGAGTGCCTGGTCGATGGCCGCCATCTAGTTCTCCTCGCCTGCGCCCGCGGACGCTTCTGTCGTGCTCTGGCCGCCGGAATCGACCACGTTGCCGTCCGGGTCGGTCACCACCCAGCCGGCCGGCTCGTCAGGCGGCTCGAACGCCAGCCCCTCAGTCATCTAGCTGACCTGCCGCAGCAGCGGCACCTTGTCACCCGGCACCCCGCACACCTGCCCGAACACAAGCTCCACCGTGATGATCGTCTTGCCGCCCGCGTCAACCACGTGCCCGTCCGGGTCCAGGACCCGCCACCCCTGATCCGGCTCCCACTCGGGGATCACGAGCTCCGCCTTGCCCAGCAGGTGCATTACCCGGCCTCGCCCTCAGCGTCGTCCGCCGCCTTCGGGGCGGGCTCGTGGATGGGGCCGTTGACGTCCTCGCCGCCGAAATGCGACACGGTCGTCCCGAACTTCGCCTGGCCCAGGAGCTTCCCCAGCCGTTCGGACAGGTCCCGGTGCGTGTCCGGATGCGCGTCGCCCTCGGCCTGAACTGACCACCTCGTCATGACAGCCTCCCTCAGTGGAAGTAGTAGTCGGCGGTGACGTGCGGCACGCGGACCCAGGTGGCGCCGGCGGCCATCCACCGGGACACCAGGTCCCAGTCGATCGTCGGGATGCCCGGGTGCCACCGCCAGGTGGCGAGGCCGAGGAGCTCCCGGCGGTGGATGATCATGCTGGTGTCGATCTGGCCTTCGGCGGGCGGGTCGGTGCCGATGAGGTACTCGCCGCGTCCGTGGACGTGCTGCTTGCCGTAGGCGAACCCGGCGCCGGTCTCCTCCAGCGCGGCGACCAGGGCGGCCACGTGACCCGGCCGCCACGAATTGTCGTCGTCGAGATAAGCGATGTAGTCGCCTTTGGCCAGGTCGATGCCGTGGAGCCGGGCGTGATGCCCCCACTGGGCGGCCGGGGGATGCTCCGGGAGCTCGTAATACCGCGGGGTGGATGCGTAAATGCTGCCCTTGAACGCCGACGCCAGCACCGGGTCCGGTCCGTCGGAGACCACGATGTGTTCCAGCGCCGGGTAGTCCTGGGCTTGCACTGAGAGGATGCACCGGCTGAACAGCAGGGCGTGCCGCTGCCACGTCGGCGTGACGACGGTTACGAGCGGGTCAGCCACTGCCGGTACCACTCCACTGTCTCGGGGACGAGGTAGGGCCACGGGTTCCGGCACGCGGGCACCGTGGCGACCACCTCGGCGTCCCGGGGCTCACCCGGTCGGCCGGGCGACGTGATCCATCCCCACCTCGGGTCGTCTCCGGTCGCCTCGGCGATGTCCTTAGCTACCTGCGCCACGCTGACGGGCTTCCCGCACCCGGCCTCCACAACCTGCCCATACGGGCCGCCGATCGCGTCGGCGAGCGCTACGGCCACGTCTGAGACGTGCACAGGGTCGATCAGCTGCCCGCCGCCGCCGCACAGCTCCAGCGGCTCCCTATTCAGCGCCCGGCACGCGAACGTGGGGAAGAACTTCTCCACGGACGCCGGGCCGTACGGTGCCCCCGGGAGCTGGCCCGGGCCGTACACGTGGTACGCCCGCACGACGGTGATCTTCTCGCCGAGCCATCGCGCCCGGGCCAGCCCCAGGTCTTCCGCGCACGCCTTCGTGATCGCGTACGGGTTCGGCTGCCCCTTGTGCCCCGTGCCGATCTGCACCACCGGCACGCCCCGCTTCACCGCCGCGTCGTACACGTTCAGCGCGCCGAGGATATTGACCTCCGCCGCGGCCCGCTCCGACCCGAACAGCTCCGGGGTGCCGAGCATCCCCGCCAGGTTGATCACCGCGCCCGCGCCGTGCAGCGCCTGGCCAACGTCGCCGGCGAACCGGATGTCGAGGGCGGGCCGGTCGAACGGGACCGGCTCATGACCCCGGCGCGTCAGCTCCGCGCACACATGCTGCCCGATGAACCCGG